GTTACACGAGTAAACGCACGAAGTGTTTCGCCCGAACCAGTCGAAGTGATGTCCAGACGGTTATAGCTTAAACGAGTATCGCCAGTTGTTGCCGAACTCGTAGCATAGGCGCTCGAAATATTACCGGCGGTGGTGACTGCGATAGGGGAAGTAGCGGAGCCCGAAATAAAACCGTTGTCAGATGCAACCGGGCCCGAGAACGTAGTTCTTGCCATTTTGATATCCTCACATGCGAGATTTGTGGCATATCTGTCTGCATGTCGTCAGCCGGGACTGTCAGATATGCCGGATAACCCCGGAATAATGCCAATATACACGACTGGCTATAAAAGAAAAGGGGAGCCGAAGCTCCCCTTTTTCTCTTAGGCCGCGCCGGGCGAACCGAAGATACCGCGCCAGTCAGAGAAGCCGAAGCTGTAACGCTCACGCGCCTTGTAGCGCATGTTGCCAGTTTCGAAATCACCTTCAAAGGCGGTCTTCATGTTTACACGTTCAAACATCTTCATGCCGTTCGGAGCATCGGTCTTGATAAAGAACGCGTCCGGATCGGTCAGGTAGTGGTTGACAGTGTAACCCTGCGGAATCATGCCCATGTTCTTCAGGGCGTTGATGTCGTTGTCAGCAGTGCCAACACGCAGAGTGGACTTCATGATGCGATCCGCAGTGAACTGAAGCTCTTTCGGGATGATCAGCTTCAGGCCTTGGATTGCAATCTTCAGGTTACGCTCGTCCACCAACGACTGGATGTCGATGATGGCCTGTTCCAAGGAAGTCTCGGAAAGGTCAGCAGCGGTTGCCAGTTCGTTCTTCTGGTTAGGACCACCAATGATCGGGTGATCAGTCGAGCAGAGAGGAACACCATCACCACCGGTAGAGGTAGTGAAAGCGCCATTCAGCACAGAGGCTGCCTTGATCTGCTTGGTGGTAGCCATGGAACGAGCCAGAGCCATTGTGTAACGACGAGCCAGACGGTCGTACAGGTTATCTTCAACGGCTTCTTCAGTCAGCGAGAACGCCAAAGCGATGGTCTCGTGAGTGTAGCGAGCAGTAAAGACTTCCTGCGCGGTGTCATACGCCATGCCAGCACCTTCGGTTTTGACCGGAGCCTCACCGAAACCTGACAGCATAACTTCCTCTTCAAATGCACGATCCGACGACTCAACGTCATAGATCTGCAGATGTTCTTGCTCGTAGCCTTTGTACTCCAGACCGAACAGGGCGTTCAGGCCGGGCTCCAACTCTTTTACTAGTTGTGCGCGTGAAATAGCCATGGTTTAGCTCCTATTAAGTCAGGCCAGCAACGCCGATGCTGCCGTATTGATGCGCATTGATCTTTACGACGACTTGGGCGAAGTTTTCACCTAATTCATTGCTGGGTGCGTTATACAGACCAACAATCTTTAGGACCAGTGTGTTAGTAGTCAGGATGGCGGACGAATCCAACTCCATCGCCGAGATACCCGTGATATTACTACCTGCAGTGTAGGCAATTGGAGCGTTTTGACCGATATCCGCTTGGACGATATCTTCATCAGCCTGAATCACAAAAAGCTGATTAGGATCATCAATCACATCAGCCAGAATCTGACCCGAAGTGATGTTAATCGAACCCGGATAGAAGTTCTTAAACGTCGGCTTGCCAGTGGTTGGATCAATGTAGCTGCAACCGTTAAATACACCAACTGCCGTGGCATGAGTGCCACTGATATATCTAACGAGGAAGCCAGCGACGAGAGTGACTAGGTCACCTTGATAAATAGCGCCTGATTGGTTGTCCGCAATGACATAACCATACTGCTTCTGGGCACCAGTAGCAGAAAGGTTGCCAAGCGGACGCAGACCAAAGGCTTTATCTACGTTTGCCATTTGTCTATTCCTTAAAAAAGTTTACTCATCAGCCTTCGGACTTCCGAAGACTGTTCGTGACTGACGTGACGGCTGGGTGATGCGCATGCTGTCGTGAGCATTCGCCTTCATCAAGTCGTTATCAACAGCCTGCATCTGATCTCGGGACCGTGAACTGTAATACGCGTTGCGCTCTGCTACTGTCTCCTCAGGAATTCGTGCTAAAAGCAAACTTCCCACACCGAGAATCCCAGCGTGTCGGTTGCCATCCATCGGAGTGCCTAGGAAATCCGGATACTCGTCGGCACGTACCAACTCATAACCTTCCCGCAGGCGAGATGCCACGTTGATACGATCATCGTACCCGTTGGCTTCTGCTCTGATCCAGCGATGCTTATAGCCCGGAGGAGCAGGAGGCGCATCAAGTTTAGAAGGAGGGGCCCACGGCTTACGGCGCGCAGTGGCGGAACGGCTGTCAGCTTCCCGCGACTTACGATTTAGTGATGGCACATCAAGTTTGTCCATGGTGTTACTCCTTAACGTATTTGGCGTATTCCTCTAACGGAACACCGAGTTTTTTGGCAATCGCGACCTGACTCGGAGTCAGTTTCACGCTGCGGCGCGCTGTGTTAACTCCCGACGAACGGGTGGCAGGAGCAACGGAATGCGCGGACCGTGCTCGCTGTTGCTTAGGCGGAGCCAAACGAGCGTTTTCACTTTGAAACTTGTGAGGAAACGCTTCGCGGATACGCCTGTCTAATTCATCATAATACTCCTCGCTTTGAGGGTCAAATCTTTCTCGATTAACAAGCTGGGCATGGATGCCAAAAACAGCATGCGTCATCGGGACATCCGAACCAAACCACGTGTTCTGCTCTGCCCACTCCTCCGCACGAGGATCCGGCTCCTGTGCCTGTTGCTGGACCGGTTGCGCCTGTTGTTGCTGAGCCTGTTGCGCCTGCTGGGCAGCATACTGCTGCTCCTGCTGTTGACGCAACGCCGTTGCCTCTTCCACACGACGCTGATCCATCAAAATGGCCGTCAACCGCTGCTGCGCCTCAGTCTCCGTATCAAAATCGCCCTCTTCACGCGCCTGACGGATGACCTGCTTCAACGCCGTGATCTGCGTATCAATCCGACCCCTCGCCTCGTTCAAGCGCTCCGTGTCCGTGTGCCTGAACTGCTGCTCTAACTGCGTGGCACGTTGTTGAACATTCTTGGCATACTCAATCGCCGCCTGCTCACGACGCTCCGTCTCCCGCAACCGGGCCGTTAGCTTCTCAATACGCTTGCGAACGTTGGCACTGTACTCATCCAAGTCCTTCGCCTGCTGCTTTTGCTCAACCTGCTGAGCAGCTTCCTCAGGCATCTCAACCTCAGGCGCTTCCTCAAGGCCGGTTAACATCGCCTCAGTACCATCTTCATTCATTTCAACCGTGGCAGACTCTTCGTCCTCGCCAATGTTGAACTCTAGTTGTTCATTTGACATGTATTTCTCCTTTAGAGCAGGTGGACAATGTCTTCAGGATTGGCAATCGTCGCCAAAACCTCGTCATCGTTGATAAGGCGTATCTCGCCACCCTCAATGGGGATGCGCGAACCCGCATAGCGACCGAAAACAATCCAGTCCCCCGGCTTGCACCACGGGCCGTCTGGGAACTTGCTCTCATCGCAGTACGCCAAAGGGCCTACCTCAAGCACATACGCACAGGTAGTCGCCAATTGCGTCTTTTTCTGCGTCTCCTCCGCTATCGCAATACCGCCCTTGGTCACTCGGGCCCCGCGATACGGCAAAAGAGAAATACGCCAGCCCGTCGGACGCGGAAGATGATCCCGAACGCTCTCGTTCAGCTTCTCTTCATCCAACTGACCTTCATCGTTGAAGACATCGTCAATCGTTGGAACCTTGGTCTGCTGCTGCTCCAACCACTTGCGCTCCAAAGCCGTCAAGTTATCCTGCTTCTCTTCCACTGCTTCCATCTAGTCCTCCGTTGGGGTTAATACGCATCAGCAAACGATTTGAGGCGCTCTTTGATCGAGTCCTCAAGCATATTCAACCCTTCCAGACGGCCCATTAAGAAACGATACCGCTCCATGGAAGTCACTGAACCGTTCAACACCATCGATTCAGTGTCGGACCGAAGTGTTCTCAAGTCCTTTAGAACTGCTTCTGCAAATTCCAGCATGGGAAATCTCCATGAGAGCAGACGGTTCAAAGCTACCGTCTGGAAAGCTTGAAAATCAATAAATCTTGACCGGGTTGTTCCCGTCTTTCTTCTTCACGATCATGGCCGGGCCCTGCACACCCTTCATCGCACCACCCTTCGCCATCTTCTTCGACTTGCCCGCAGTAGATAGCGCAATCGCCACCGCCTGCTTGACCGCCGCCTTCTTGCCCTTCGGCTTACTCGCGCCTATCGAGCCACTCTTTTTGAACTTACCCACCATCTCGCTAATATTCCCCGAGATCGTCTTCTGACTCGAACCTTTTTTAAGAGGCATTTCTTGCTCCTTGCTGTTGAGTAACCTGATTCAACCGCTCTCTCGCCACATCCGCACGTAACATCGCAATATTCTCCTGCGAAGCTACCCGCGCCATGTTAGCCCGTTGCACTTCTGCTGCCTTTTGCTTGTCTACTTCCAACCGCGCTTGATCCACCTGAATGCGCGCCTGATCCGCCTGCGCGCGCTGCTGAATCTCAGCCTCCTTCAACTGCACCACCGGATCAGGACCCTCACCCGCCAACTGCGCCTGCAGGTTCTTGAGCTCCATCATGCCTTCTGCCACCTTCATCGCAATCATGCCCTCCTTCTGAATCGGAGACACCATACGATCCGGGTCCGATCCATACTCGGCAAACAACTGCGCCTCAATCATCTCCTCAGCCTTCCTGCGAATATG